AACGTAAAGTTATACCTATGGCTCGTTCTTGGAAACAAGGATGTATTATGAAAGTTGATTAATGCTGAAATGGGATGGGTTTGATAATGCAATAATTGGTGTCGGAGAACGATGTAATACAGATTCAATGATTGTATATGATTACGATAAGATGGTAAAAGTTTTGGTTACGAGAGATGACATGTCCTACGAAGAAGCTGAAGAGTATATTGACTTTAATATTGTCGGTGCCTGGATTGGGGATACAACACCGATAATAGTAACGAAGAAAAACATAGAAGAGATAGAAGAGGAGTACTAAATGGTAGAACGTATTATGGACCCTAATAATATTAGAGCTGATCATCTTGAACGATATA